TCAGTGAGGCAATGTATGTAAAAAACTCCCTCGTAGTGTGCCCGCCATAAGCTGATCTTCTTTTGCCTGTCTTTCGCCAGTGAGTTGTGCGATGGCAACAGTGTAGGCGTCTGCTTTTTCTATGATCTTGCTGATCAAATAGGCTCTATCTACACCTCTTGCAGTTGCAATGCCGTCAATGAGCGGCGTAAGTGCCGTATTGTCTGCCGCATAAGCTCTAGCTTCGGCTTCCTGCTTACTCCATGTGCTCTTTTCGCTTTCAGGTGTTCCTGCTGTCAATTGGGCAATTGCCAGTTCATAATCCCTGTTGATATTTTTTCGTTTGGTTGCATATATCTCTTCAGCGGGCTTATCCAGCACCTTTCTTGATCGGGTGGCTGTCATTGTAGTCTCATCAATAGATATAATTTCCTCTCCAAGCTTTTGAAATTCTGTGATGATCGGAGTGTTTTGCATCAATTTGTAAAGCCCGCTATCAAAGTACTCCTGATCGGTAGCATTTTTACCGAACGAGATGTTCTTGTAGCTTCCGCCTGGCTTAATTATCTTTGTGATTTTTCCGTTTATTATCTCTGCGTACAGTTTTATCATTTGTTATGCTCCTCTTATGATTAAGTACATTGCAACACCTTGTTGGTAAGCATCTGTTACGTTGAATGTGAGCGAAGGCGTCGCATTATCATCAACGTCGATTGTAAATATTTTAAACCTCGGGTATGTTTCCATAGTGTCTGCGAACAACAGCTCTACATTATGGGTTGACGAAGAAACATTGAGCGTGTCCACGTTTGAACCATGCCTTACGTTCATAATTGCAACAATAATATCTCCTTTTTGTGCTTCAATAGGCGAGGCGTTGTAAGGATAGTTTGTCCCTATAAACTGTCCTTGATTTACTACATACATACCGGATTTGCCGAGAACCCTACAGTACGAAAGACGAAAATCATCTGCTATATATTGATCTGGTTCAAGATTTCTAGGATCAGAGTATAGCGTTTGTGTGTAGTCCCCGTCTGTGATGCTCTTCACCCCGACAAACAGCCCCACATGCTCGCCATCTGAGTTGTCTACGGCACTATAAAGCGGGGAAGGTGTCACGCCGTCGATCGTGAAAATACCAAGATCATTCGAGTGTGCGTCATAAGTGCTCGCTATCCCGATCAGAAGCATTTCCTCGTTCGCCACTGCGCTGCCTGCGGTTGTATCCATCGTTATGGTTGCAGCGCCGTCTGCTCTGTGGTTCGCGCCGAACTCGATAGAGAGTTTTTTCTTTCTCCCGGACATCATCAGTGTTCGTATCATACCGCTACCGTCCCGATATTCTCGGCGATAACGGAAAGCGTATATGTACCGTTCTTATCCACCTCTATCCCGATCAGGTCAGTGCCGGCGGCGGACAATGCAGGAAGCGCGCCGTCATCCGCTTTGAGGCTTGCCGGGAAGGTGATCGTATAGGCACCCCAGTTAACTGCCTCTATGACAAAAACATTTTGATTCGCGGATATTCCGCCGAAAGCAAGCGTGAAGCTGCCGCCGGCAGTGATCTTCTGTCTATTGCCCTGCTGGAAGTAGATCGTATGTGTCCCTGAAGATACCGTTACATCAGCAAGCTGCTTATACCAGACGTCCACCATTGCATTGCCGGCGCCGTCAAGCTGTCCGCCAAGCTGCGGCGTTTCATCTTCGAAAAGGCTCCCAATCTTTTGGCCTAGCGCTTCTAAAAGGTCCTGCTGGTCTGCTATGTCTCCTGTGACGCTGCCCCAAGAAACTGACGTCCTTGCCCAGTTTTCACCTGGCGGTGGCGTGGTATTTGCGTCTATTTTGGATATGTATATGATATCCCCTGCCGATACACTATGTCCTTTGCCATATGTACCGCCCTGGACGTACTCCCCGTCGTATTTGCTTGTATCGATCAACCCGTCCGCCAGCCCTACCGCCAAACAGATATTTTGGTATGCGTTTTGCAGCCAAGGGACGAAGGTTGTTAAAAACCATCCCCTGTATCCATTGCATGCCGCTATTTCCTGCACTGTCGACAGCCCTGGCGTGCCGGGTATCGTCCCCTCGTATGGGGGTAAATTTTCACAGTCTGCCATTTATTTCTCCTTTAGTTTTGTATTCCGAACGCCTCGATAGGGATCAAGGCATAGTCGCTGCTGTTGATGGGCACCATAAACCTATGGCACCTCCCCAATAAAAACCCGCTTTTGACCGCATCTTTTTCGTCAAAAACGTAAAAATTCAAAAAAGACCCGTGCCTATGGATCAACTCTTGGATGTCGTCAACCTTGCTATATTTGATGCGTACATTCGCAGATATTGTTTTTTCGATATTGGCAGGATACACGCCTGTTTGCCTGATATCCTCAAACTCTCTGATGTTTTTGGGAATGACGGTTTCTATGCTCGCTCCGTACTGGATGCATCCCAGATCATAGGCATGCCCCACAGCAAGAGAGCCTATGGCCATATAAGTGGAAGTTTCCGCCTTTGTAAAGTGCACCCTGACCAATGAATTTTCAATGCACCCCGCAGCATCTATCTGATAGTGGAACATCCGTTTTTGCACCGGCTCTGGGTTGCAGCATGTATCGCAGCTGTATGATTCTAGAAACATCAGGTCTATTGTCGCGATCTCATCCCCCGTTGAGTTGTCCGGGTTGATTTTGCTGATCGTGACTTTTGTGGCATGTTCTATATTCTGCCCGAACAGGTCCGTCATAAAGGTGACATCAAAATCGATAATCGCGTCTTGCGTGTATATAGCCTGAGACGTAAACAGATTGTCTGATATTTTGTATGCGTTGATGCCCTCGGCAAACCATCCGGACGAAAGCGAAGGATGCCCCACGGGGTTATCGACCGTTGCGGTATATTTCGTGTGCAGAGACGACACGACCACTTCGTCCAGGTATTGATAGTCCGTCTTCAACGGGTCCCATTCAACGATCTCTTCAGTGACCGCATTGTTTGCCACGACATTTCCGAAATACACCTCTTTGACGATTTTTCCGTTATGTGTGTCAGAGAACTCTTGTCTTGGTATCACCACCAGCTTCATTTTCAGACCACCTTTCTTGTGTCTTGGATTGTATTTCGGGAAGTGTTGAGCGTATTGGTTTCGATCGCCCTCAACCTTGCTTCAAAAACCTCGTTTGACATCTTTTGCTCGTCCCTGAGCGCCCTGATCTCTGCTTCCATACCGGCATTTGGGTTGATCGGTTCTGCACGCTGGATTACCTGGTTCGCATCTGCGATCATAAATACTCTCTCTTTTTGCGTCATGTTCCCGCTTTTTGCCATATCTACGATCGTGTTGTACGCGTCCCCCGCTCCTGTCCAGTCTTGATTGTTGATGTAGGTATCAAGGCCGTACATAGCTTTTTGTACGGTTGTCGTGTTAAAATCAAGCAATATCTTCATTGAAGACTCTTTAAGGCTATTGAGCTCGGCGTTAAGGCTCTCCATCGCATCGCTGAGCTGGCTAAACCCGTCCGCCAGTAAAAGCACCTGCCCGAACAGATACGCGCCCTCTTCTGTGCTTGTGTCGATCCCGTAGAGCATGTCCCTGAAAGACTGTTTGGCGCTCTCTGCGCCCTGGGTGACATCAGGCATGGCGAGTCCAAGCGTTGCGAATGATATCTCCATGGATTTTGTCAAGAACTCCATTTGCTCCGCTTCGGTGAAGAAGCCTGACATGAAAGCAGACATGGCGTCATTGAGCGACGTGAGCCCTCCTGCGGAGTCTACGATATCCAACACCTGCATTTGTGCCGTATACGCTTCCCGGTACGTTTCGGTAAAAACTTCCGTGATCTCCTCTGTTGCGGGTTTGAGCCATCGCGTAAAAGAAAAAGCCATGCCCCCGAACATATCAGCGACAGAAGCGTCGATCGTACGCCCGAAAATGTCTGTATATTCTCCCGTCGCGCGGGTATACGTTTCCGTCCAGACTCTTGTGACGTCCATAATGCCGTCTTTAAAGCTCTTCCCGATCAAGTCAAACATAAATGATGCCTGATCGTACTCTGTGGAGATTCTGATCAGTGTTTCAAGGGAGTATTCGGTATTTTTTGCATATCTTTCCGTGAGCGCTGAAAATTCAGCGATACCGTCTACTACGCCGCTTAGCGCCGTGCTGAAGATTTGGCTCATGCGCTCGGAGACTTCGTCCGGGCTTAGCCCCGTAAAGTCTACCTTCCCTATATCCAATTCAGCGGCAAGCAAAGCTTCTTCCAGGCTGGTTTTTTCCAGCCCAAGCGTCGTACCCGCCAAAAGAATCGCCTCAAACCCCTCGGCAAATGCATTTGAAATTTCATCCAGCACGTCATCGGGCAGGTCTTTATATGAATTTCTTATTTTTGAGCTTTTTTTGAGCCCGAAAAAAGACGATTTTTGCACCAGTGTCGTCGTGTAGGCGCGCACGTCTATTGAGGCTGTCTGCATCAGTTCGCTGAGCGTCTGAAGTTCAAATTTTAACCCTGTCCCGATCAGGGATACGGACTTTGAGCTAAATCCTAAAAAGCCTGACTTATAGGTATCTACAAAATTGACCCCCGTCAGGTCAACGCCTCCCATCGATGCCTCCGCATTTAGAGACCTGGCTACTGAGTAAAAGTTTGCATCCATATTTCTTATGTGCTTAAACATTTTATGGGTCACGTCAAGCATCGGGTATTGAGCTTCCGCGAAGATTTCGCCCAAGTTTGCGAGAGAGTTGTCGTCAAACTCGACCCTGCCTTTTGCCGCGTCGATTTCGGCTTGTGTCACTTCGCTGCTAAACAGCGCCCCGATCGCCTCGATGGCCGTCCCCAACCCCGGCAGCATGGCGTTTGCGCCATTGATGATCATGTCGCCGATCTGCTCTCCAAGGGCTTCCATCCCGCCGCTTTTGTACGCCCCGACAAGGCTTGCAAAAGAATCTTGCAGTGTTTCTCCCAGCGTTTTTGCTTTTTCTACCGCTTCATCTGCCCCCTCGTTGTATTTTTCCCACATTCCGTCATACGCCCTGCCGACCTCTTCTGCTGTATATTCTCCGCTTCGCATGAATTCTTTGAGTGTTTTATCGGCGTCCATCTGGAAAAGTTTGTCTTCCTGTCCTGTTAGTTTATAAAACTCTCTTCTCAACTCATCCGATGCTTTTGCCGTATCTGAAAGAGCTTTTGCGTGGTCTTTTGCGGCCTTGCTTGATTCTTTTGTCGATTTTGTATTTTTGTCTGTGGCATTTGCAAGGGCCCCCGTCTTGTTGCGAAGCTGATCCGCGGGCGCATCGGCTTCGATGATGGGATCTGCGATACTCCCGCCTTTGATCTTGATCTTTTCTATGTTGGCTGCAAGGCCTTGGACCTTCGCGTCAAACTCTGCTATGTCTTCAAGATCTTTGTCGGCATTGCTCCAAAGCTTTTCACCGGCCAAAGAGTCTTTCATATCTTGCTTAAGCTGACGGATGTCCGCATTGATGAGCGTAAGACCTCTTCCCTCGCCGGTTTCTTTCCTGAGTTTTTTCTCTTCCTCTAGGGCTTTGAGTTGCAGCCGGTTGTCCTCTTGCGTGCCGTTCCAGTATACGCGGGCTGCTCCTGCAAGTTTCTGATACCCCGCTATCGCGATCCTAAATCCTGCTATAAGCTTGGATACCCATGATATCAGTGTGCCTATCGCCTGTATGCCGCCGTTGACCATATCCACAAGCGCGTCCGAGAATACCTGCATCGCTTGCGGCGATGCGTCGCTCATCTGTGTGGTGATGAATTTGATCTGCTCTTTGATCCCGTCAAAGATCGGCGCGCCGATCTTGCCTGCCATCGTATCCCAGGCAACCCCGAAGTTTGAGGTTGCGGTTGCCCACGTATCCTGCGCCGCCCCCGTTTCTTTCATTTTCTCTTTGAGATACGCCACCTTGTCCCCCGTTGCGGCAAACTCTTCTTTGGTAACGCCAAGCTGTTTCATCATCTTGCCGAAACCCGAGCTCACATCCCACGTCCCGTCGGCTAGGTCGTCGATGCCCGTGCTGAGCTCTTCTGCGCTTATGCCGAAATTTGATGCGGTATTTGTTGTCAGTTTGAGGATTTCTATCTGGTCTTTGAGCGCCCAGTTGTGCCGCTCCATCCCAGGCTTTGCAAGCGCGTACACATCGACGAGTTCGCTCATCCCCATGGCCGTTTCGGCATTCACGGATTTTAGTATTTCCATCGTTCTTGCCACTTCTTCGCCGATCATTTTTTGGCGTTCTTGCGCAGAAACATGTTTGCCTGAGATGGTGACATACCCTTTGGTTGCCGATACCATGGCGGTGAGTTTTGCCGTGGAGGCGTCCATAGACTTATAGTATTCAAACGAGCTCGCCGCGGCAAAATCAAATGCTTTTTTGATGCCGTAGAAAGCAGTTGCAACCCCTCCCAATGCGAGGAGTTTGCCTGCCATGGACGCGCCGCTTTTCCCTGCGTCATCCAGTCTTTTCGGGAGGCCAGAGAGGTTTTGGTTTGTGCCTGTTACGGCGCGGTCAAGTGATTCAAAGCTGTTTTTCACCGCAGTGACTTCACCGGTCTTTGCGTCAACCTTAAGCGTGATTTTAAGATTTTTCTCCATTGCCTGCCTCTCTCTCTATCAGCTTGATCATCTCAAGCGTTTCGATATCGTCCATGCCCCACTTGTCTGCATATCTCCATATCGTTTCTCTGTCTATCGTCACGCCGCCAAAAGACGGCTCCCTTGCGTTTAGCCATACGCGGATATGCCAAAGGCTCCATTCGTCATCCAAAAACACAAGCCCGTATTTTCTCTCATAAAAAGATTTCTGCTTCTCTATGCTTTTGTGCGGGTCTATGTCCGGCACCTCGCGGTTGACAAGCTGCCTGGCGTAACGGATGACGTCGTCTACTTTTTTTTCTTTGCCTTGGTGATGAGAGTTGAAATCTCATGCATGACGGCCGTATACCCAAACCCTAGCTGCTCAAGCCGGTTTTGCAGATTCGTTTTTTCTTCGGTATCAATCACGCGCATATCAAAGACATAGCGTGAGACAGACTCTTTGAGCGTGTTGGCAGCTTTGATGGAGATGTCGGCTGGATAGCGCTTTGTGATCTCATCGCGTTGATCTTCAAGCCCCCTGACCTGTTTTCTGATCTTTCTTTTTTCTGCCATGAGTTCTTTTTTTACAAGCGTGTCGTCGTCTTCGACCATAGAAAGGTCCTCTTCTATGTCGTCCATGTCTTCTGCGAGCCTTTGGATCTTTTTTGAGATCTGCGTGGACTCTTCGTTGGCCGCAAGCATTTCTTCATACTCTTTTTCTTTTTCTTTTTGAAAAAAGTCAAACGCCGCTTCATCCTCTCCTGTCAGTGTCAGCTTCACCCGTAGGGGGAAACTCTCGATGTTTGTTCCATTGTCTATATCAAATGTGATTTTTGCATCATGCGCGATTGCCATCATTTCTCCTTATTATGCTGTATAGCATCTCAGCTCAAAGTTGTCATCGCCTGAAACTTTTCTGCATTCAAACGTACGATCCACATCCAGGCGTCCTTCATTATCCGGTGTTTTTTGTTCGATCACTACGCATTTGGGCACGACGAGTTCCCATTTTTTTACGCCGTTGGCATCAAAAAGCGGGATCATGAAGTTAAACTGGGTCCCGCCTTTAAGGTCGTCAAATGCGTCTTCATTGTCTTCCGTAACAGACATCAGCACTTGCAGTTCCGGCTTGATATCTTGCGTATAGCATGCACCTGCGCAGGTATCCTTTGGGATTTTTATATCAGCTCCTAAGTTAAATACCACTTTTTTGAAGTGTGCGCTGTTGCCGTTGACCAGGTATGCGGTACAGTTTTTGGTCATATACACTTTGTCAAAAGTGGGTGTGCCAGGAACGGCATTGTCCGTATCGAAGGCGGAAAGTTGTGTCACAGCCGAGAGGAGCGATTTAAAGTCAAACGACACTTCCGCGGATTTTCCCACTTCCATCGTGAGAGAGAAGTCCCCTCGCGCGCCGTAGGCAGCCGTAGTTTTCCTCTCTGATACCTGCATCAGAGAAAGCGTTTTTTTGTTCGCAGAATCGTAAGCATACGTAACAGCATAGCCTTCTTCGGTGAAAGGCGTCAAGCCGCAAGCCTGAAGCGCTGCATCGATAAGTGTATGCTCTGAAGGCAGCTTCATCGTCGAAGAGACCGGCACATCTGCAAATGCCGTGATGATCGTCGTTTCTTTGCTTCCGTGATGAGAGGATACCGGGTCACTCTCGTCTTTGTCGTAGTTCGGCATCCAGATACCTGACCCTTTCTCTAGCGGCAGCACCGCATCGGGCACAATATAAACTCCAGGCGTTGTTTCCAGTTTGACTTTTATGACACTTCTGTCTGATACGTATTTGGTACCCATTATTTATTCTCCTCTTTCGTTTTTGGTGCGGCGGCCGTATAGCCTTTGCCGACAAATGCATCTTTGAGATGCGCAGCGATTTTAAGCGCGTTCCCGTTTTTATCGTAAATCTCTATTTTTTTTGCATCTTTTTGTTCCACTTGTTCTCCTTTTTAGTGCTATAGCCCTACAATTTTTTTTATGAACCCGACCACGCCGACTTCCTGCACCATATAAAAAGTGCCTATGCCTACCAGCCACCACTTGATGTTGACCAGGACGGCTTTCAGGTCGCCCAGGTCTTTGTGCAGCATGTTGATGCGCTGCTCCACATAGGAGATGCGTTTTTCATGGTCTTTCACGTCATATCGGAGTTTTACTACCACTTCTTCAGTCTCCACCCGGTTTTCCTTTAATCTTTTCTATCGTTCGATACCCGCCAAACCCAAGCATCCCCCCTACAAGGACCATGAGGTTGATGATGTCCAGATTAGGTGCTTGAACCTCTATCTTGTTTGCATGCAGCACCAGCACCAAAAACGGCTGGATGATATACACATACGCCAATGCCACCCCGCCGATCCATCCGATAAAAGGACGCCATCCGGCCACAAAGATGCTTGGGTGCTGCGCCTCTTTTTCGTTGATCAACATCTGCGCTTTTCGCAAGTCTGATTCGATCATCTCCAGCTTAAGTGTCAGCTCCGCCTGCTTATGCGGGTCTTCGATCTTTTTGCCGGTGATCGCTTCCCTAAGGTCTGTAAATAGACTCCCGACCTCCCCTAAATTAAAATCCATCATCCCCATTAACTTACCTCCACTTCAATATCCAATAAAAACAGGTCTACTAGCTTCTCATCTTTAAAGTTGATGTTTGATGAGACCACCTTGATACAGTTGCCTGTGTTTGACTCTAGCTTTTTGAGTTCTTCAAACATCGAAGTATTTTTGTCCACATCAGGCTTCACTACCACACCCAGTCTTATCTTGTATGTTATATCTGCAAGTGCCTCGCGGCTTATTGCAAATATTTTGTAGTCGTCCGGGTAAAATGCTTCTACCACCGACTCAATCCTCTGTTTTGTCTGGGCAAATCCTACACAGCACGACATTTGATACCTCCAGTGTCGACTTCTCCGGTATCCATGTCCGCAACGGGGATAGAGTCGCTTCGATCAAGCCAATACTGCCTAAACACCTCGAGGTCTCCGAACGTCTGAAGCGTCTCTTCGTACTCGTTCGCGCGGTTTTGAATTTTTTGCCAAAGCAGCGGGGCAAGATAGTAGATCGCTTTGCATGAAACCGCCTCTATTTCGTCGAAATGCTCGTCGTCTTCCTCAAAGGCCTTTCCTTTAAAGTCTCGGTTTGCCCGCTTCAGATGCGACGCGATGGCCTCATCTGAAAGTTCCTTGAGAGGAAGGCGTTCACGTACGTCTGCTACCTGCGTGATCATCCGTCATCCCTTACGGCACAACTACTTCTTGCGTCGCGACGGTGACATACTTTTTGATGTCAAACTCATAGTCAGGGCGCACTACAAACTTGTAGCACAAAGAGGAGATCTCATTGCTGTACCATCTTTTGCGGTCGATTGCTTTACTCATCCCGATAACCATGTTCTTTCTCGGCGTAGAGAGATAGATTCCCTGTGGGATCCCTTTTTGAGGCATGAGCTTTCTTCCTTCAAATTCTAAAAATTCGCCGTCTTTTAGGACATTGATCGCTTTGTAGTCTTTTGCGATCATCCTGACATAAGCGGAGTAGTCCACTTTGCTCAAAAAGATATCCATGTCATCCGTGATGTCTTCGTTGGCATTATCGCAGAGCGCCTGTAGTGCGTTTTCTACGGTTTGGCCTGCCGTTTCGCCTGCCGCATAAGTAATTTTTACCGTGTCTCCAGATTCGGCAGCTACAGTAAGCCACCCTTTTGCCAACTCATTGAACGGCGCGGAGGACTCTTCGTTGTCGGCGATCCCCACCCACCCGAGATAGACAAGGTCGTTGGAAAACACCGTTGTGGCGCCGTTAAACTGTTCTTGTTCAAAGCCTGGGTTGTCCTGATTGTCATCAAGGGTTTCATCTGTGATATTCATCTGCAGCGTTACGCCGTTGATCATATTGAGGCGCGCACCGACAACGCCCAGTTTTTTAAGCTGCTCTTCGCTTAGGGCCTTGCCCGCGATATGGCGAACCAGCAGCCCACTTCCGGAAGAGAGCGCGCTTCTGTCTTTGGTTAATTTTCCCGCGATATCTACGGTGACCTCTTTGAGCAGCCCGGAGTTATCTACGATGGCATTGAGGAAAGCTCTTCCCTGCTTTGGTGTCAGCGTACCGTTGAGAACCACGTCCGTTGCCCGCACGCTTCCGCCTGTTTTTATGATCTCATTTAAACTCAATACTTCTTCTTCCATCTTACATTACTCCTTTTTCATCTTTTTTTTGCTCTTCTTTTTGGAGCGTGTCTCTCTGTTTTGATTTTTTAAGCGTTTCTTGCGTTTCGGCGGCAACCTTTTTGATCTGATCGATCTCTTTGCCTTGCTCTTCCATTTTCAAAAAAAGCTCTTTATTGTTTGCCGAAAGCGCTTCGTTTGTTTTTGTGAGCTCTTCTATCTGCAAAATCGCCTCTTCATGCTTTTTCTGAAGCGATGCGATGTGCTCGTCCTGCTCCTGTTTTTCTTTCTCAAGCTGTGCGCTTATGCCTGACGTCGCTTCCTGTATCTTCTTCTTGATCGCCTCGCCGTAATTATTCTTCATCTCTTCTTTTTCTCCTTTTTCTACATAAGTGTCCATATGGATCCAAAAACCGCTTATCGCGTCTCCTATCGCGCCGATAAGGCTCTTAAACGCGCTTGGGCCCTCTTGCTTTTCTACGCTCTCTCTCATCGCTTTGCCGGCCATGGAAAGCCCACTGAGTTCTCCGGCTTTTGCCGCCTTTTTAAGTTCTTCGCTTTCGAGTTTGATCGCTACCGCCCAAGAGCCTTCAGGCTCCTGTGGAAAGATAGGATCGCCCGCCTTGACGATCCAGCTCTCCGCGACATACGCGTCTTCGTTTTGAAAACTGTGGTCTTTGTCTACATTGTTGGTATTGCGGGCCTTCATAAATCCGTACGCCGCCTTTTCGATTGCTGCGGCATCGGCAAAATCGCCTTGCGAATCTACTTCATCCGGCGCATACACGATCCCGTACACGACCCCTTTTTCCGCATCGCTTTTTCGGATTTGTATCGTATGTTCGTAGCCGCCGTCGCTCGTTGACGATTTATAGATAAACGTTTTTTGGTTCGCGCCCTCTTTGACTAAAGAGATGTGCGTGATATCGATATCTGTTAGCTTGTTGACCTTGGGCATAAAGCTCCTTTCTTGATTTTTTTTGGCTCATCTTCATCAGATTATCGCAGTATAAATCAAATCCAACCGATACAAAATATACATATCCTTGTCTCCTCCCATCGCTGTAAATGTCGAAGCCTATGTGTCTTTGTTTGTATGGTGCAAAGGCGCTATTCTTGCATTAAAAAGAGTTTATATGGGTAGAAAATCATTAGTTACAAAGAGCGCGAACGAAAGCAGACAGGTAGACATAAAAAGCGATATGCTGCTTGAAAACGACAAAATTGTCGAACCGTATCTCAACTATCATGCCCTCAGAGCGCTGTACGGCATGAATGTCTATCATAAAAGATCGCTCAGGCTCAAAGCGATGCTTCTGTCTCAAATCCAAAACACAAATATAAACAAATACCTTCCGGCAGGCGTCACACCAAAGCAGTTTCTTTTTAAGTTTATGCTGAATGCGGAAACATACGGCTCTGCCTTTTTTGAAAAGGCTGGCACAGACAGCAACTTCTTCCTCTATCCTCTTAGTACTGTCAGCGCGAGAGTAGATAGATCTCGCCAGATTTACCAGAAGACAGAAAACGACTATATCCCCATTGAGGGCGGGCACTTTGCGTATGACACGATTTTGTCTGACTACTACGGCGAACCCGACTATATAGCAATCATCCAGCAAATTCTGTCCGTCCATAAGGCAGATGCCTACAATGCCAAATTTTTTGACAATGGCGCGCGGCCGGAACTTGCCGTGATCTTTGAGGACAGCGACCCGAGCGATGAACAGATAGATGCGATTACGGAGTTCTTTGGAAGTAATTTTAGAGGGTACAAAAACGCCCACAAAAACCTTATCTTGACCACCGGGGCAGGAGACGGACAAACTAAACCCAAAATAAGGATTGAAGACCTGGGAAAGGTCGAAGATCTGAGCTTTAAGGAACTAAAAGAGGTGGGAAGGGATGAGATCATCGCCGCACACGGAGTTCCGCCCCGCCTTGTGGGTGTTGTCAACCCCAATGCGCTTGGAGGAGGCGGAGAACTCGTCTCTCAGCTGGAAATGTTCGGAAAGATGACGATCGAACCTAAAAGGACACTGGTGGAGGAGTTTTTTGCATCGCACGGTATACAGCTTGAGCTCGCCCCGTTTGACGCCACGGCGTTCAAAGACGATGCCGATGTGGTAAGCGGGCTTGTTAACGCGGGCATCATCACGCCGGCAGAGGCGCGCACCGTGATAGGCTGGAGCGGAAATGGCCGTTAAAAAAGAGCTCAAGGCCCGCATCCTCGCACTGGTAGATGCTGGCATCCCTGTCGAAGAAGTAGGCAAAGAAGAAGGAGTCAACCGCGGCACGATCTATGCGTGGCTGAGGAAAAGAAAAGGAGACGGTGAGGAACACGGCGAGACGATCAAGAGCATTAAAAAGCAGCTCGCCATGCTCTCAAAGCGAAAACAGACCGAAGCGGTAAGCCGCAAGATCGCCATGCTCTCCGCATCGCTCTCAAGACTGGAACGAAGCGAAGAGAAACGCATAAAAGGCGTTGAACTTGCCCGCAGCAAACCGGTCATCGCCGATATTGCAGGCCATGAGGAGGCAGGATTGATCAGGGCACGGGCGCTGCTGGGTGAGTACGGGAACCTTTTTGCTTACCAAAGGGAGTTTTTAGCGTGCCAAGATCAGTTTAGGCTGGTGCTTAAGTCGAGACAAATCGGCTTTTCCTACGTCGCTGCACTTGACGCACTGATCGCCGCAGTGGCAGGACGCAACCAGCTTTTCCTTTCAGCTTCCGAAGAGCAGGCGCTTATCCTGATGCGCTACGTAGAGCACTGGGCGGGCAAGATCGGCATCGTTTTTACTACAGATAAAGACAACGAAAAGCGCCTTGCAAACGGAGCCATCATTAAAGCGATGGCAAACAACTTCAGAACGGTTCAGGGTTTTACCGGAGATATTTGGATGGACGAGTTCGCCTGGTACCAAAACCCCAAAAAGATCTGGCATGCATTCGTGCCGTCCATCGGCGCCGTCAAGGGAAGGTTCACCATACTTTCCACTCCGTTTGAAGAAAATTCGCTCTTCCATGACCTGTTTGTGGATGAGTCCAAATACTTCATGTTCACCCGCTTCCGCGTCGATATCTACCGTGCGATGGAAGACGGGCTGGAGTTTGACCTTGAGACAATGCGCGCGCTGTTTGACGCAGACACCTGGGCAAGCGCCTATGAATGCCAGTTCATCGACGATGAGAGCGCCCTCTTCTCCATTGCGATTATCAAGAGCTGCGTCGATGTGACGCTGCACTACTATACGCCAAGCCATGGCAAGGTGCTGTTCAGCGGATACGACATCGGACGAAGTGCACACCGTTCCGCGCTGGCTGCGCTTGCGCTGTATGAAAAACGCTATGAGCTTGCTGTGATGGATATTCTGGCAAAGGCATCTTTTGACGAACAGCGGCTGCACCTGTGGTCGTTTATGGACAGCAAACCGCTTGCCCAGCTTCGCATCGACCGTACCGGCATCGGGATGGACTTGGCAGAGGGGATGGTCAAAAAGTACCGCCAAAGGGTCATGGGCATTCACTTTACCGCCACACAAAAAGAAAGCATGGCGCTCAACCTCAAAAAGATGTTTGAAGACGGCATTATCACGATCCCCAACGACCCACTGCTCATCGCCGACATACATTCCATCAAGCGTAAAGCCGGAGCGAGAGGATTTCTCTATGACTCCAAACAGAACGAACACGGACACGCTGACAGGTTTTGGGCGCTGGCGCTTGCAGCAAGCTACGTGGAGGCAATAGAGCGAAAACAGGGCAAGAGAGGAAGGGGGATTGTGGTGAAGAGTTGAGAAGAAGTAAAACAAAAGATGTTTTACATTAACACCCCATTTTCTGGGATTTGACGAGGCATAAAACAGTAAAACGCGTAAAACGCACATTTAAAGAAAAGGATAATGATGCAAACATATGAGACACTCACCCTCTCCGGCAATGAAACAGACATTGTCGTTGCCCAGGGGCAGATTATAGAGTTTGTTGTGAACCAAGACGAGGCTGTGACGATGCAAAACCTGAGCAAGGTTCATGACATCCTGTTCCAATATATAAACGATGTAGACAGAAGATGGTTTTTGCTTGCGCCGGGGGATTTTTTGAAGATAGACAAAACAGTCTTCCTCCGTTGTATTCCAGGCACGTATGGTGTGATAAAACTTGCGACAGACAGGAGTTAAAATGGGCAGACTTATAGATTTTAGTGAGCAGGTGATTGGCGGCGGTACAGCTTCTTTCCCCGATCAAACCAACAACAGCGGGAAAGTACTGGTAACAAATGGGACAGAGGTGTTTTGGGGTATTGCCAACAGCATTACAGTTGACGGTGGACTTTCAGATAGCACTTACGATCAAACAACCTTAATATTAGACGGAGGAAACGCAAATGGCGAGTAAATTACAATTACGAAGAGATACGGCTGCAAATTGGACGTTAAATAATCCAATCCTTGCAGATGGAGAAATGGGTATCGAGACAGATGCTAAAAAACATAAAATCGGAGATGGTTTAACTGCTTGGGACATGCTTAAATATGGAGCATACTCAAGAGAAGAGATAGATCAGATTATTCTAAATCTTGAAATGGTTCAACCTTTACCTGCTGGGGATATTGCTCCATTGCTTTATAAACCGACCATTACATACCCTTTGGAAGGTGCGACAGTGGAGGCTACGGGGGGTATGAAGGTAACATTCTAAAGTATGATAAAAATTTAAATCTTGTTGCAAATTCAGTATTTTCTACAGGTGCGAACTTTGAATTGTTAGGGGCTATGATCGTGGATGATAACAATAATTACATTGTTATAGGAAACAAAGGTTCTACGACAAGCACTGAGCCAAGAAAACCTTGGATAGTAAAAATGGACAGCAATTTTAACATCATAGCAAGCAAAACTATTGGCGTTTACGGTACAACTAATATTTTATCAGATGTTAAAATTGATAATGATAATAATATCGTGGCGGTAGGAAGATACTCAAGCGCAGGCATCGGAAGCAGTGAAATTTTGATTGCAAAATTTGACCCAAATTTAAACCTTATAGATACCTTGCTTATTGGGGGAACTAATTATGATTTCTCTGAAAATTTTGATATAGATGCAGATAACAATATTATTATAGTGGGAAGTTCAAGGTCTGCCAAAACTAATACTACATACTCCGGGTTGTTTGCAGCAAACATAAAAGGAGATTTATCTGCATTAAACGGTACTGCAACTGAAACGCTTGGATACCAAATTACGAAACCTGAATTAGTTTCCGAAAATGTTATTGTTTCCGTAACTGCAATAACAGAAAGCTCAGTATTTCAAGAAGGTGCGAGTAGCACTGCAACCATAGAAGTATATGAGCGTACCCTTATAGAAAAAACAGCACTTTACTAGGAGGTAAAAATGTTATACGTTAAAAACAATAAAAGATATACAATCAACCAACTACATCGAATGGGAATTACGGACCCATTTAAGCAAGGAATGAGTGTCTTGGGCACCACAAAACCTTCTTATAATAAACATACACATAAAGCGATAGATGTGGGCACTGAAAACAACAGCATTGTGTGGGAAATAGTTCCGTTAAGCGACTCTGAAAAAGAAACCAAACGCACAGAAGCAAAAGAAGCCCTCAAACAGCTAAGAAAACAGGCTCAAAACGAACCTATGGACATCTTCGGGTTTGTAGAAGTGTTCACACCAGATGTTATTGCTTTATTGACAGGGAAAGCGTTCAAAGCTTCGCTTGATCCTGCTATCACGTTTCAATGGAAAACACCCAGCGGTTTTGTAACGTTAAGCGGAGATCAGATCATCGCCATTGCAAAAGAGGTGGACAATAAGATACAAGCGCTCTTTGATAGAGAAGCGGAACTCTCTGTACTAATGGATAGTGCGGAAAATCCGTTTGATGTTTTAGAAATGTGGGAGGCGTAAAATGAAAGATAAAATACTTGAAGATAATAAAGACAAAAGAACAAAGTGTATAGTCTACACGAGAGTAATGGGTTATCACAGACCAGTTGAGAGTTTTAATATCGGTAAGAAAGGCGAGCACGCGGAGAGAAAACATTTCAAAGAGAAGTAAAACAAGGAAAGAAAAATATGTTTTACTACAAGCCCCGCATTTACGGGGGCTTACAGCGTATCAAAACAGTAAAACAAGTAAAACGCGCATTTAAGCCAAAGCCGCTTTGGCAGTCTCTTTGAGTAGGTTTGATTTGGTTTTGAATTATTGTTTATTCCTGTGCCGCCTTAAAGAATTTCTGTAGTGCAGTGGCATTACTAAAATTTTTATCAGTAAGTATACCGTTGACTCTCGAAGTACTGTTTGTGAGTTCTTCTTCTTTATTTGTCTTTGCACATGGCTTAAACCCGCTCATATAATTAGACAATGCAACCCTAAGGTGATTCTGTGTTTCTACGAGGTCACCATGCTCATACGCTTTTGTAGCTGCTTTTTCCTGCATTTTGCCCATATTAATGGCATATTCACACTCTTGTAATGGTGTTTTTATTGTCTGTCTATAAGTGCTTGCCTCTAAATCTGCATTGGGTTGCCCTCCTATTTTAGACAAGATTATTATGGTAGCTATGATTGCCGCATAAACAATATATTTCATTGCTTCTCCTTTTTTGTGATTATTTTTTTCTGATAAAACTTATTATTTTACCTTTATAGTCCTGAGACCTTTAGCGATGCTCTCAAACACCTCCTCGCTCATCCTGTCGCCAAACCCTCCAAGCAGCCGCTCCAGTTTCCCCGAACGCACGAGGTTCTCCAGCGCGTTGTCAAGGTACGGATTGGCTTTCGTTCCCGGGTGCTGCACTTTGGCGTATACCCCGTAAGGGGTCTTAAGCGCCTTTTTCTTTTTGGGCCTGATCGTGTGCGGTTTGGTGCCGTAGTACACATACACCGCGTAGTCGATCAGGCTCGTATTTCCCACGCTGATCTCTGTGGGGCTTGTCTGGGGGAATACGGTGATATCCCCTCTCAGCCTGCCCGTGACGGCAGGCGCATTGTTTGTCGCCTCCGTGCGGAGCATTTCAGCACCCTGCGCCAAAAACCGCGCTATTGTGTCGTCATACATCGTACTGCGCCCCCTCATTTGCTATAACTAGTAATGCATCAAAGAGTGTGCCGTCAAACTCGATTGCGTTTTTGCCTTTATGGTACCTTCCTTTTACGATAAAATGCGCTTCACGCTCAAATAGCGGATCGTCTTTTACTGACTCTATCAACGCTTCTGTCTTATAATGCTCGCCGATAAAAATATAGTCCAGCTCTCCGCTGTGGCTCACGCCGGATATATCTATTCCGTCATACCTTGCATCATCCCGCGGAAGCACGCCATACCCTTCTTGTGCTACCCCGGCGCGTGTCTTTACTTCTATTCCGTCTTTGATGATGTAGCTTGATCTTCCAAGCGAAACAGTGAACGTATCCATGATATCTCCTTTGTGACTTCTGTCGAAAGTTTTCTGTCTTTGTTGTAGGCTGTTGCCTTCTCTTCTGGTTTAAACACGGTATGTATCTCTCCGTCAAGAAAGACGAAAAACAGGTTAGTTTGTTTGCTGTACGCTATCACCCTGTCTTCAAATCTTGCATGCATTGAGATGCGGTCAAGCGTGCCAAGTCCGGCACGAATCTCCTTAAGCGTCAGCCCGTGTTTATCTACTTCTTCATGATCAAGACTGTCCTGGGTCAAGACCCGCTCATACCCAAACGCGTCCACATGAGAAAAAAGCACCTCTTTTCCTTTGTACTTCTCTCCGGGCAACAGCGAACCGTTCACATTCTTACCGTCAATTTTTACATTTTGTCTAAAGTATGCTACCACAATCGTCCTGCATCTGAAATGATACGGCGGCAGCGCCACATCTGAGGGAAGTTTTCCGAAGATCGGTTGCGACTGCCACCTGGAGGCTTTTTTCTTCTCTTCGATACTTTCTGCAGAGGTGATCGCGTCTGCCTGGTCCTTTGCCGATTTTATGGGGATGATCCGCCCGTGCATACTGCGGCACACCGCGGAGGTCTTCTTGTCCATCACCGCTATGACCTTTACCTGTTCCACACCGGCCTTTTCAAACTGGTACGCCCTGGTAATAGACTGGCTCTGCCTGATCACATGGTCGCTCACCCCCTCAAAGTACCGCGCGCTCTCGTCGATCACCCCTGTAAACTCTTCGCGAAGCGTCTCACCAAGCTCGCCTATCTTTACCTCCCCCTTCATCGCCTCACCGATGATCTCTTTAAGCCTGCCCTGTGTATTCGCCGCGCCGTCTTCCTTCATCCACACCAAAGCCCGTTGCATCGACTCGAGTACTTGCGCGTCGGTCTGGTCAAAGACAAATGCCGCGCCCACTTCCGCGGCGGCAGCGGCAGCGGCCTTTTCGTGCAGCGCTTCGAGTGCGGCGGTGTCCAGTGTATACCCGAGGCTTTGTATCTTTGCTTCCACGATCCGAAGCAGCGTCTCTTTGTCGATATTTTCCACATTTTGCGTCACATAAACCAGCAGGTCTGCAACAAACTTCTCCGTCTCTTTTTTGTTCTGCGCTTTGACGTCCCTAAGGTAAGAGGCGATAGCCTCTTCTATCTCATCGGTTTTCGTCTTTTTGGCTTTGAGCAGGCTCACCAGCAATGTACTCTTCATACTCTTCCTTCTCCTCTTTCGTAAATAACGTAAAACTAGGCCGCTCCGTCGTCGTAAACGAAAACCCGCACCTGTCGCAAAAGCGCAGCCGTCTCACCACGCCGCCGATTTTCTCTGTTTTTGGGACACAGGTCCGCGCATTCGCGCACTTTGGACACATCATCCTATCGCTCCTTGAGTGTATTTTTAAGCGCCACGATCACTTTGGTGGCATCGGATTTGGAGAGTTTGTCTACATGCAGGTAGGTATTCCCCGTGATACGCTTCACAAACGCCCTCAGTGCCTTATCCCCTACATCGTTGGCATACGTGCTCCACAGCCCAAATATCAGGCTGATCTGCGCCTCGGTAACCTCTTTGGAACGGTCTTTGATGATCGGCAGGTCCGGGATGTCATAGTTAAAGTACTTCACTAAAACCAGAAGTTGAGGGATGTTTAGCTCTTTTGAACTCCTCTCCCCGAAGTGCTTCTCAAGAAGCGCTCTGTACTCTTCGTCCTCCTCTTTGTAGTACCCGCGGTATCGTTCAGATACATGCAGCTGCTTGATCAGCTCTTTTTTGTAGGCTTTTTGTTTGTGTGTCATGCTTTCTCCTCCAAAAGATGATAGATATGATTGTTGCGGCTTTTTTCCTCGACGCGCCAGTACTTGCCCGTCAGCTCGCGCACCAGCCTTTTCCCGTTCCGGTCAGACGGCACGGCGTATCCCATGCCGAGGATCATCTTCGACGTGCTCAACCCCTCGGGCGCATTTTTCAGCGCAGCGATGCCCGCTTCTACGGCCTGCTTGTCCTCTTTGCTCATCCCTGAACTGACGGGGTCATACTCGCTAAGACAGAGCGTTTTGGTATCAACACTCCATTTGCAGTCCTTAACTAACCCTCTTGCGTGCGTGACGGTCAGCTGGTAATTGATGATGCCGTTTAGCTCCCCTGTTTGTTTCATGCTGTAGACATTGTCAGGGGTGTTGATAAACGCCTGGCTTCCCGATATCCTTCTCTCATTTTTGGTCGCATGGTGCAAGATGATGACCGTGCCGCCCGCATCGCGTATCCGTACACAGTGCTTCATAAACTCCGTCGCCTGCGTCTTTGAATCCGTATCGACAAAATCCTTGGTAGTATCAAGGAAAAAAGCCACCCCCGCATACGCCTCCCGTACCGCCGCAGAGGCTATCGCGCCGAGCTGTTCAAGCGGGTCGCACCCTATGGTCCCCCGTGTGAGATAGTGGATCTTCTGATGTACGATCAGCAGCTCGTCTACTTTTCTGTCTTTCAGCGTCGAGACAGAGTTGTCCATATCCAGATAGTAGATCTCGTCGATGTCCTCATCCGAGGCTATTTTTTTTGCCATACCGTAGGCAAGCCACGTTTTGCCTTGCTTGGGGGGCGAATAGATCAGCGTGATTGACCGTGAAAAAACAAAGTCTTCGATGTAGGCGACCTTGTCGTCGATCTCAAAATCCTTAGGCGTCAATATCTTGCCATGCGCCCAAACAAATTTTGAACCTTTTTTCTCCTCCATTTTCCTATCCCCCTTGATTATTTGCCTTGATCTGCGCTCTGATGCGCTCAAAGCGCTTTTTGATGCCCTCGTCCGCAGCGAGGATTTCAAAATCCCCCGTTGCTCTGTCAGCGGCGCTTTCGTTTTTTTCTGTTGCCGGTGCCGGCTTTGGTTTAAATGCGGCCCGAACCCTCCTGAACGTGATAGACTGCTTGAGGTTTTCGGCTCTATATATCTCCCTCATCTCCCCCAATATCTGCTCTTTTTGCATCCCAAATTCGCTTACGATGCCGGGATGCGTCAGATAAAGCACAAGCTCGTCTCCCATCAGCGAACCGTGGGAAAAAAACGGCTGCATCCTCTCCCCCAGCGCAGCGCTCAGTTTGCGTATCGCTTCATGTTCCCTCAGTTTCGGGCTGCTCAGTGCCGTACCTCCGAGGCTTTGGTCATGTTCTTCGCATACCTTGTCTGCGATTGCCATCTCTCCTCCTTTTTTATAAACTTAAAAAAGCCCCCATGGGGAGGCTCTATAAATCTATGTTTCCGGCCAACTCATGCCGTCGCCGTCCCTACGAGTCCGCGCGCATCGTAAAGCTTCCTCATGTCCGCGCCGCTGACGGGGTCGCGCGTGATCTGCCAGTGCGGCAGGTCCCAACCCCATTTGTCATACCCCCACTCGATAGGCAGGCTGTGGCGGCGGATGACGGTGCGCATCGCCTCTGCGATTTCCGTATAGTATTTCTCCTCCCAACTCGGCTTCCCGTCCACATATGCCACAAGGTCCACTGCCAACCCGTACAGGTGATACGAATTGTTTGTTTTGCTAACCCCCCTTGCGACCAGCTTCTCCTGCTCCTTTTGCGTCCGAAGCCCGTCCAGTACCATAAAATCCTGCTTGGTGATTTTGATCGCCTCTGTTACGGCAAACGCCAGATACGGGTGTACGCCCACGAGCTCCCTCAGGGAGTTTTTTCCAAGGACAAATGCCATATCCTCCCCCTACATCGACGCAAAATCAAGCGAGACATTTTCCCACTTCTCATCCACGCTTTTTCGTTTCAAAAAGCGTATGTAGCTTTTGCTTCCCACGATCTCGACCGCCTCATCGATGATCTGCATCGCCTCTTTCCATTTCGGGTGGCTTATTTTGTACCCTTTGAGGCCTAGGATCATTTTGGCGTTTACGTTGCCTTGCTTGTCCACGTCAAAGACTTTGGTGATCAGCGTCTGGATGTCTGCGCTGGCTTCAGCCGTGATCTCTTTGAGATACTCGTCTATCTTCTCTTTTGCCAGCGTAAGTTTCTCGTCAAAATCGATATGCTGTGCCACAGCGATCTGTATTTTTGCAAGTCCGTCGTAGCTCTCGATGGAGATGTTGCCCTTTGGCGAGTTGCGCATCGGGTCAAGCCCGTATTTTTCGCGCATCATGCTCATGTAGTCGCCGATCTCGTCGGTGACGTATCTCTTAAAGTGCGTCATGACATCCACGCCCTTTTCGGCGCGCCGGATGATCTTAGTCACCAGCTCCGTCTTCAGTTTTTCCTCATGCGGCACCAGGTCCGGGTGCACCGGTTCGCCGCGCTTGTTTGTCCACATTTTTACTTCACTCATGCCAGCCTCCTTTCAAAACTCTCTAAACTCTCATACACTGCAAGTTTCCCGAGCCTGTACGCGATATCTACCGCTTCTTTAACCTCGTCCTTTGAAAATGCGCCGTCATCCCCGTGGATTTTTGTGTGCATCGTATCTCCGGATTGTTCAATTACTTTACTTTGAGCCGAAGCAGCGCCATTCGGCTCTTCTTCTTTGATTCCGTACGGCACAAAGTCGGTGGTATCAGCCTTTGGCGGTTCTTTACGCAGTAGCGTTTCAACGCTTTTTCGCGTCACGCCGTCTGTTGCGTCGTCCATGCACGCATAGTCAAGTTTCAGCTCATCGGTCAGCGCCTGTATCTGCGCCTCGTCCGTGCCAAGCTCTGCTGCCGCTTCTGCAAAAGATAGGCGCGCGGGTTTAGGCCCCCGCTTCTTTGCCGTCTGCCGCCCGTCATTTTTGAGCCCCGAAAGGTTATACACCGACTGTTTGGTTACCTGCGTCCTGCCGTATTCCGTCTTGCTCTCCAGCTTTTTGCCTTTGACGAGCAGCTCCACCTCTTCTACCGTGCACCCCAGCCGCTGCGCCGCGGCGATCAGCGAAATCCATTCTTTGTTTTGGCTCATTTGTGTTTCTCCTTTCTTGTGTGATGCCCTTTGCCTTGTTCCGCCGCCTCGGTATCGGCAGGCACATACTCTGTCCGGTCCATTGCTTCGGCGAACGCCTCAAGACACGCGTTGTCGTCGGTATCCATGAGATGAAACTCCCCGTTTTTCCAGCCTTTTACTGTCATGTTATTTCCTTTTTTTCTTTTTTGCCGCAGGCGGGCAGTACTGCTGCATGCTTATATGGTACGCGCCGTCTTTGAGTGTTGTGATGTGCGCCCCCGCATTGATCTCTTCTTTGGAAAGGCCGAACTTGTAGCATCCGCCATAGGACTTTGCTCTGTACTTGCATTCTTCGCACCCCATCATCTCCCATAAACTTCCCATTCTCCTCTCCTGCTTCAAAGATCACCCCTCTTCACGTAGTAGCTGCACTTTGTCGTATCTGCCCGGACTTGCCCGAGTTTGGTTTTGATCCGGCATCTGCCGTCAAGCGGCTGCCACTCGTCCAAAAGCCGCGCCCACAGATATAAACTGCACCCGCCGCACATACCGCACTCTACCCCCATTGCCATCATCTCTTCAAACTCTGGTTTTTGGTCTTTTGTCATCTTTCCCCTCTCTACACTTTGTGGCCGTCATCGATGATGATATACGGCCTTCCGGCACAGTACCCGATATAAAGGTACTGAGCGCCGCTATGTCTACACAGCCTTCTTCTGATCCATTGGCGCATCATTCGCCTCCTCTTGTATTGCCGTATACGCGGTTTCAAATGCGTTTTTGCTCAGGCCGCTTCGCGCCATGAGCTCCTCTTTGGTAATCGTCCCGGTTTGGTTTTTCAGTATCTGCCGTATCCTCCCTTTGTCATATTCCATCGGGTCAACGGGCCGTATCAGCCCCTCGGCGTTGACCGTGACGGGCAGTTCCATATACGGGTCTTTGACCTGCATCTCCCTTTCGTTCCTGTCAAACAGCCGCTTTTGTTTTTCCACCCATACCGGGCAAAGGATCCCCGTGTTTTTTACCAGTGTATAGACCCTGGATACAAACGCTCTGGGTGATTTTTTGCTTCGCACCTCCTGCCTTTGCTTCACATACCCCGCCCGTTCCAGCTGCCCGAAAAACGCCCGCAGGCTCTCTTCGCCCATAGCGCTTAAAACCAGCAGCTCATCGATCACGCATAACCGGTTGCGCCGCAGGTACTCCCACACGAACTGCCGTTCGCTTTTTCTTCTTGTTTTACACTTTGTCATGCCGTTTTGCCTCTATCTTTGCTTGTCTGTACAGCGCAAGGTCGATCTCATGCACGTCGTTGGCATCGCACCAAAGCTCAGTGAGTTTCAGGATGTTTTTCACCGCCCGCACGCTTCTGTATTTGCCGACCAGGTACGCCCTGAGGTCTTGCTTGATTTTGATGGGGCGAAACCCGTCTTTATCCTCGATCCCGCACAAGTCGATGAACTTCTCCAGGTCATCCCCGCGCGTCGCGCCGAAGCTCTTCTTGACCACGATGCGGTCATAAAGATACTTGTACCGTTGAAGCTTCGCCTCGACCTGGTCCATCCCCACAAACAGCACGGGGATGTGCGCAAGGTCGTGGATGTCGCGGATATTCTCCAGTATCCCGATCCGATCAGCCCGTATGGCACGGTCTATCTCATCCACGATCAGCGGGCGCGGCTCATAGATCAGCGTTGCGATGATGCGCTTGACCACATCCTGCTGTTTGCCGTCTTTGCTGACCCCGCACGCTTCGGCGATGTCTTTGATGATCGTCGAAGGCGTCGAAGACTCCATGATCGTCACAAACAGCGCGTCAAATTCTTTAGCCAGCCGCTCCAGCGCGGTGGTCTTCCCGAGCCCAGGGTTGCCGTATCCCAGTCCGATGCGCTCCGGGTTGCCTTCCATATCGATCAGAGTTGACAGCAGTTCGTACATTTTTGTATAATTCTCCGTCTTCACAAATTCTCGTTTACTCAAGGTGTATCCTTTGTATTGTTTTAAGTCTCAGCCAAGACTTGATCGGGAGATGAAGACATCCCCCTGTCAAACCTTTACCCCGCTTTGGTTTTTTCCCACTCTTCCAGCGCCATCGCCCACAATCCAGGGTTCTTGTCCGCAAGCCGTTGGGTATTCTCATCCACCATCCCGTTTTCCATGTCGAAAGTGAAACGCTCCGACACGGAGCCAAATATCGGACGCCCGTTAAGCAGCACTGTCTCTTTTGTAGGGTCTTGCAGTGTTTCCTGCTCCGCATCGCCATAGCCGCTCTCTTCTGCCAAAGAAGCCCGCACCCCCGATACCGCTTCGCTCTTGAACTCCAGCGCCGCTTCTATCATATCGTTTTGGCGTATCCCCGCCTCGTCGATAAGTGCGAGGTACCTTTCGGGCTTTTCACGCCTGATTTCACTCAGCTGCGCGATCAGCCGTTTGGCCTTCGCATCAAAGAAGCGCGATGCCATGTACTCCGCACGGCTCTTTCCGACAAGCTCCGCATTCTCCGCCTTGCAGATAAACTTCATCTCAAGGTCATACACATACAGATACCCCAGGTCATCATCGCTCAGCGCCCACACGCTCTCGCCGACCCGCAAAGAAAGCGCATCGTGCCAGTAGGAGAGTTTCTTCCATACGATCCCTTTTTTTGAGACCTTTTTCTTCTCGCTCAGCCCCGTCAGCACGTCCAGCACCCGCTCATCGCTGATGCGCCGCACCGGTATCGCGCACTCGTTCCACCGGAAAAGTGGCGTTTGGTTGATGCCGCGGTGCTGCCGGTTTTCGTAGCGGTTCATCCATTTATCGATCCGCGCCTCAAGCTGCTCTCGGCTCAGCGTCGTGGGGATGTACGCATCCATCGCCTTTTGCGCCGCGGCAAGTTTCTTGGCCGCCGCGTGCCCGTGGCGTATCAGCTCATTTGCCCGCTCTTTGGCCCGTATCTTCGCCTCATACGTCTCCCTGTTTTGCAGCCCCTCTCTCTCGGCGACGCTGTGCCCGATGTAGCCGGGAAGCTCCTCGAACAGGTCCCGTGTGAGCGTCCCGAAAAACCGTTCGATGTGCGGCTTTTGCCACCCGCTGTAGGGCATCGTAAACTGCTGCTCTATCTTCAGCCTCGAACAGGTGTACTCAAACGCACGGCTCCTGTACTCCTTCCCGTTGTCCAGCTTCACCGCCTCAGGCACCCCAAGCTTCGTGATCCCTTTTTTGAACACCCTCCCGAGCGCGGAAGCGTTTGCCGTAGGGGTCACCACCACTACCGCGCGGCGGCTGTACACGTCGATCGCCGCGGAGAGCTGGTAGCGTATCCCGTCCTCGCACATCACGTCCACCGGCGTGCCGTCCATTTCCCACAGCGCATTGTTGTACGCCGCGGCTTCTGAAGCGTTCCCCGGCGCGGGGCGCAGTTTGTTGTTCGCCTCCGCGGGGTTGTCCGCAAACGTCGCGATGAGGACATTCTCGGCTTTGTACCGGGCGATCATCCGGCTGATCGTCGCGTAGCTGGGCGTATTGCCCCCGAACGCCTCTTGCATGTACGTATGCAGTTTCGTCCTGCGGATGGAAGGGTTTTCCAAAAAGAGCCGCTCCACAAACGTGTACATCTCTTCGCTGTAGCTTCGGTTGTTGCTGCTTTTGCCGCGCGTATCCAGCAGATGATCCAGCGCCGTCACCCCCTCCTCCTCGCACCGCTTCACCGTCTCAAGCCACCGAAACAGCTTCGATTTGGTGGGTGCTATCTTGCGGTACTTGTACGCCACCCTGGCAAGAAACCTCTTCCACCCCTCTTTCTCGGGGCGGTTGCGGTAGTCCCGCACCAGCTTCTCTTTTAGCAGCGCCTCTTCCTGCTTCGTCTCGCTGGCAAGCCGCCACGCCGCTGCAAGGTCGCTGTCGCTTGTGTCGATCACCTCCGCAAACACCTCCTCATAAACATAATGCCCCCGCACCGTCTCGAACCTGAAATGCCTCTCGTTGATCTTGATGTGGGTGGTGCCTGCTTCGACAGCTTTCTCAACTCTTCTTGTGATTGTCGTCGGATGTATACCAAGTATCGTCCCCAGCTCGCTGCTGTTCAT